TTGTTGTTTGGGAATCTGATTATAATAATAATAAAAAGGAAACACTAGATGAATGTAGAAAATTCCTCGATGATTGAAGAAGATTGGGAATACCAAGATGTTGAGATTGGAGATGTAGAATCTTTATTATCTGAATATGATATTGAGGTGGAATCTCCTGATGGATTTGTTCCTATTACTAAATTCGTTAATAAGGGAAAGAAACGAATATATGAAATAACAAATAACAAGGATAGTAGTAAGATTGTTAAATGTAGTGGTAATCATTTATTTTATACTGATAAAGGTTGGAAAACTGTTAATGAATTATATTCATCATTGCTTGATTTTAAAATTTTAATGGACACTGGGAAATATGAAACATTTGAAATAAGAGATACTTTTACAGTAGAAGATGTGGTTGATATTACAGTCAAACATGATAAACATAGATATTACACAAATGGATTCGTTAGTCATAATACAAACATGGGAAAGTCATTAATCATGGCATCTCTTGCCGTATCAAATGTATTACAGAATAAAAATGTATTGTATATCTCTTGTGAATTATCAGAAGATAAAACTGCTGAGAGAGTACTTGCAAATCTATTCGATATGCCAATTGGACAAATAGGATTTCTATCAAAAGATAATTTCCATCAGAAGTATGATAAATTACAATCAACATTCCATGATAAATTTGTGATTAAAGAATACCCAAGTAAATCTATTAATACGAATGCAATTAGAAATCTTTTAAAAGAATTGAAAATGAAATTGAAATTTGAACCTGATATTATTTATCTTGACCAAATTGAAAATTTAAATGCAATTCACAAATCTAAAAATGACAATTCGTATAATGAAATGAAAAGAGTAACCAATGAAGTAAGAGGACTTGCGACAGAAGTTGGAATTCCTATTGTTTCTGCTATTCAGACTAATAGAGATGGATTTGGTTCATCTGAATTGGATTTGGATAACACTGGTGAATCAATTGGATTTGTACAGATTGCAGATGTTGTAATTGGTATTACACAATCCGATGAACTCAGAAGTGCTGGTAAATATTCTTGGAGATTGTTGAAGAATAGATATGGTATCAATAAGAGGAAGATATCTCTTTGTGTTGATTATGAGAGGATGAGAGTATACGATGACCCCGACAATGATGATGGTCAAAGTATTGGTTCAGAACCACCTCCAAATACACAGAAACAAAATGAAACAAAGACTGCGGCAATAGAGGCAGTACAAGGAGCATTGAATAGAAGTAATAAGAAAAAAGATAACAAAGTAATTGAATTCGAATAGGAGTAATTTGTGATAATTGAAGAAAAGAAAATTAATTTAGTAATGAAAGAGAGTCTCATTGAGAAGGCCAATGAATCAAAGATATTTGATAAAATTGATAAGAGTATGGTGTTTAAAAGTTTTAAAAAATATGGATTTGGTAAATCAGAACTGGATAGAATATTCTTTGCTGAAAGATATACCACTGAGGAACAACATGAATTGAATCAAGTATTCAGAATATTGACAAAGACAGAACAGATAAGTCTTATTGATATGGTGTTGTTCTTGGAGGAAGATTATGACAAATTAAAAAAGATAGTTTCTTTCATGGATGCAGATACCAAACATCTACTAAAGAACCAAATGTCGAAGAAACATGGTATCAAAATTGAAGAAAACACTTTATATAAAATCTTAAGGTAATTAATGAGAAATTCATCATTTTCCGTTTTCTCTGTTTATCAGAATGTAAAATCTGTAATTGAAAAGAGAAAGTATAATACAAATATTGAAAAAGAAGTTTATCGGGGATGGTATCAAAAGGCCAGACCTTTTACTGTTAATCATTGTAAACGAATTTATAATGATATTGAAAATGGATATTATACATATGATGAACTCATTATCTATCTTTTAACGAAAGCATTATTTGAGGATACTATTGTTGGGTATTCTAAGATTGATGAAACACTTATTAAAAGAACTATGAAGTTGTATTCGAAGAAACAACTTACCACTGACAAAAAATTTATAAAAGAGATTAACAAGGATGTTAAACTTAATAGTATTAAAGATTTCTTTGAGATTAATGAAGAAGGTGAGAATTTAATTTTTACATTAACAAGCAAGAATTTTATATCACCGGCTTTATATTTAAAATATAGTAAAAAGTATTTGACAATGGATACAGAAAATACCATATTATTTAAGAACAATGAGTATCAGAAATACGAAAAAGTAAATAACCTTATTATTAAATACCTTACAAGGAGGTTCAGAAATGAACAAGAAGTTTAAAACAGATTGGTCATCCGCTTTCAAAAAGATGAAAGACCAAAATGGCGGAAAGAAGAATTTTACCGATGACAGAATCTACAAACCGGAGTTCGATGATAATGGAACTGCAAGAACCATTATGAGATTCTTACCATCTAAAGATACAGATGTGCCATTTGTAGAAGTATTCTCACATTACTTTGGTGATGTTGGTGGATGGTTCATTGATAATTGTCCAACTACTCTTGGGAAAGATTGTCCTGTGTGTAAAGAGAATTCAAGAATCTGGGATGATGACCCTGATACTGTTAGAAAAAGAAAAAGAAAAAAGAGTTTCTATTCTAATGTTCTCATAATTGATGACAAGAAGAATCCAGCAAACAATGGTAAGATTTTCCTTTTCAAATATGGTGTTAAAATCCAAGAGAAGATTATGGAACTTATCAATGATGATGGTGTGATGCCTTTCGATTACTATGAAGGTGCGAATTTTGATTTGAAGGTTAAGAAAGTAAAAGTAGGAAGAAATGAGATGCCTAATTATGATTCATCTACTTTTAAAGACCCTTCATCTGTTGGTACTGATGATGAGATTGAGAAACTTGATGGTGGTCTTTACCCTCTTGCTCCATTCATTGCTGAGGATAAATTCAAATCAATTGCAGACCTTGAGGAAAAATTGTTTAGAGTAATTGGACAGGCAAAAACATCTACACCTGCTCCTACTCCACCACCTGCTCCTAAAACTGAATCTGCTCCTGTTGAAGAGGACACTTCAGATTTCACAGAGACTACATCCGATTCGGATGATGTTTTTGGAGAAGAGGAAGATGATGAATTCTTCAATGATATTGAAAACGGATAATTACCTTTTGGTAAATTAATGAGGGAATGGAGGGAGAGGATAATATCCAATCCCTCCATTTTTAATGGAGATTAAATGAAAGTAAGTGATTCAGTATTATTAGAAATGGAAGTTAGGAATGTATTAAATACACATTTCACTAATGTATATGATTCTGGAAAGTATTACAATTTCAAATGTAATGTGTGTGGTGATTCTAAATTAGATAAGAAAAAGAAAAGAGCATACATACTTAGAACAAAAGACCCAATGATGTACTTTTGTCATAACTGTGCAACAGACAAAGGCATCCCAGTTACTAAATGGATGAAAGAGTATTTCCCATTTAATTACAGAAATTATGTTTCTGAACTTATGAAGAACAGAAGAGATGATGATGAAAAAGTAGATAAGAAAGTTGATGCAAGTCTCTTTAAAAACATAAGAACAAAAAGACAACAAAAGGTTGAAGACAGTGATGAAAAGAAATGGACTAGATTCTTCAAACCTTTAACAAAATATCCAGAGATGGTAAAGATATGTGAAGACAGAAAGATTCCAAAAGAAGTTTATTCTAAATGGTTCTATGCATCCGATGAAAGACATAAAGATAATAAATACCAATCTCGGATTATTATTACTTTCCGCAACAAAGAGGGAAAGATATATTACTATCAAGGAAGAGCTACACAGAAATGGCAAACTCCAAAGTACAAATCAAGAATTGGTGATTATAATAACATTTATAATTACTATCATCATGACAAGAATGAACCTGTCATTGTAATAGAAGGTCCGATTGATTCAGTATTCGTTCAACGGAGTATTGCAGTAACAGGATTAAAAACAGGTGATGAAAGATTAGATGAATTTAAACAAAAATATTTTCTATTAGATAATGATAAAGATGCCCACAAGAAATCTATTAAATTAATATTAGAGGGTGAGTATGTTTTTAATTGGAAATTATTTTTAAAAGACCACAAATGTGATGTTGATATCAAAGATGTAAATGATTTCATTCTTCACAACAAAGAGGGGATAACAGAACTTACATTTGAAATGTTAGAACCTTATTTCACAAAAAGTTTATATGATAAAATTTATTTCGTTTAGGAGAGTATATGAAAATAGCAGGAATCGATTATAGTAAGAATTCCCCAGCGGCAGTGATTATGGAATTGGATGAGGACTTGGAAGTTATAGGATACGATTATGTATGCTTCTCATCAGTAAAGAAAGTTGCTAACTGTGATAACAAAATAGTATATTATAAGAAGAAAGATTTCCGGAATGATATGGATGGATATCTTTTTATGCGTGATAATATCATGCCTGCTCTTATAGATGTTGATTGTGTTGCCTTTGAGGGATACGCATTTGCAGGTACAGGTAAGGTGTTTGATATTGCAGAGGCAACCGCAACTACCAAGATTGCCATATACGAATCAAATATAGATATGAGAATTTACGAACCAACTGTCATCAAGATGTTTGGTCATGGTAAAGGAAATGCTGGTAAGGTAGAGATGAATGATGCATTTAATAAAGTATCATCTACTGATAAACCTGAATGGGATATCATACCAGAACTTCGAAGTCCTAAAGAGGATTTAATCGATGCATACTTTATTGGAAAATTATTGCAGATGGAATTAAAATTACGACATGGTTTGGTTGATTTGAAATCATTACCATTAAAACAAATTGAAATATTTAATAGATGTACAAAATCTAATCCAGTTAATATATTGTCGAGAGACTTTTTGAGAAAGGAAGTGTAGTATGGGAATTGATGTAGTAGTATTTGCATTGGGAATTCTAATGATAAGGATATTTTAATAT